CCATTTGATTACTTCTTTTCAGAAGCTATAGAAGATGTTCGTGATCGTATGATGTCAGGAGAAGAAGTAAAAGATTGTCTTAAGTGTACTCACCACGAAAAGAAAGGTGGATACTCATATAGAATGAAAGCTATAGCAAAGTGGGGCTACACGTCAGAAGTAAGAGATGTTTCACTTAAACTAAGAATTAATGGCAGTGCTTGTAATTTACAATGTTACATGTGTCATCCATATAACTCATCATCAAGAAGAAAAGAATTAAGAGAAATATGGGGTGATGATTATGACTTACATTTTTCTGATCCAAAGAAAGTCAAGTTTACTTCAAAATCTACATCACAGAAAAGAAATATTTGGAATGATACTATAGACAACATTAATGAGTATATTCATCTTATTAAAGAAATTCATATGACTGGTGGCGAACCTTTACAACTACCTCGTCATTGGGAATGGGTTGATAGAATACCAGATGAGCATGCAAAAAATATTACTCTAGTATATGATTCAAATATAACTCAATTAAGTTATAAAAATCATCATGTGTTAGATCTAAAAGAAAAGTTTAAAAAGGTTCATTTTGGAATTAGTTGTGATCACATTGGTGAAAAGTTAGAATATATTAGATATCCAATTAATCACAAAGAGTTTGAAGAAAATTTAAAATTTATGACTAGTCATTTTGATACTAGCATTAATGTAACAGTAGGTCTTTTAAATATACCTGATTTATTAGAAATAAAACAATATTATGAAGATATAATAAAGGATTCTAAATATAATAAAGAAGTATGTTGTAGCTCAGTTGTATCTGGTCCTCGAATATTATCAATTAGAAATTTACCAGAACATTTAAAAACACACTACATACAAAAATATAAACAATTCCCTTTAGTAGTTTCTGAATTAAAGCTACCTAAACATACTGACGATTGGTATAAACATATGTCAGAATATATGGATAAGCTTTATGAAAGTAGAGGATTAAAATGGAGAGAAGTATTTGACGCTGAGAGTTATCGTAGTTAATACTGGAACCAAATATGATAAATGGTACAGTAATAACATTGAACACATGGTCAAAAATTACTCAAACTTGAGTAACTATGAATTTGTAGAATTATCTATTGATCGTTTTGAAATGCAAGTTGCTAATAAACTAGTAATGTTTAATGAGTTTAGAGATGGCCAAAATATTTATTTTGATTTAGATTCTATTATCAAAGGTGATTGCAATCAATTCTTAAAAAAAGATTTGCATGTTTGTCATGCTTGGTGGAGACCTGCTTATCACACACCAATCAACTCTTCAATCATTTCATGGGAAGGTGATCTTTCTCATATCTATAAAACATATGAAGATCAAGAAGATTATTTTCAATTAAAGTATAGTAAAGGAATTGATGAATACTTGTATAGAGAATTTAATCCTAAAACATATTCAAATAAAGGATATAGTTCTTTTCAAACCGTTACGCAGAATCGACAGTCGGATTCGGTTGTTCTGTATAATCAGCGGTATGAGTATCTAACGTCTCAAGGTTGGTGGTCTCAGTTTCAACTACCGGTTCCGGAACAACTTCTTCGACCTCAGGCTCGCCCTTCGCGATCTGGATAGCAAGTGCAAATGCATCTAAAATAGTTTTGCTTTTTCTTAATTCTTTTTTCAATTCTTTATTTTTAGATTTTTTAATTGTATCTACTTCAAAGATTTGCAACTTAGTCATAAACAATTTTTCTTTATCTTTTGCCGGATCAAACGGCGCAAGTAAAGCTTCAACTAATGCTTTGTACATATTACTATTGATTGTATTTACATCGTAGATAAGTCCACGTTCTTTTGCTATTCTAATAACATCTTCTTGATACATTTCATCATTAGCACGAATATTCTTATATGTGTTTTCATGAAGTTGATCAATATTTACGTGAGTCATTAACTCTTCGTAGCGAACATCACCCTTTTTAGCTAATACATTTTCAGTTCTAACAATACCATCTTTTTCCCAATAAACTTCGATTACTGTTCTAGCATCATCAGTAAAGTGCGCTGTATTATAAGTAAAAGTTGAATCCATAATTAAATCCTTCCGATTGTAAATGCATAAGTGCTAGCTGTAACAGCTGATCCGTTTGGATGTTCTTGAGTTCTATAGTCATTTGTGTTAACATATCTTTGTCTATATACACCAGAACCATTTAGTATAGTATCTGTCATAACTCCTCTAGAATTTCCACCAACCTCATTCATGTAATATTGAATTGTTTTATTTCCCCAATATTGAAGAGTTTCTCTGATTAACTCAGAAAAGTCTGTAGGAGATATTGTATTTAAGTCGTCATCTGCGTTTAGCATTAAAGGAAATGGATGTGTTTGTGTACTTTGTAAACCAGTATCTCCTCTATGTAAATAGTAATTAACAATTGTTGTAGGCTGATCTGCTGTTTCAGGAATACCGCCTGCAGTGTACTGACTAGTATTTGCTCTTGTGTCTGTAAAAATTGGAGTACCACTTTGAAGTGTATGATTACTAGTAGGAGTAAGACTATTAGTAATTTTATAAATGCCGGGTCTATCATTTCCATCAGTTAAAATTTCAATAGCAGGATTTATAAATGTGTCATACCAATCTAAAGCAGACATAACTTTTATATCATTTCCATCATAATATACTGGATATGTTTTGCCACCATTATGCGGTAGATTGTCTGAACCACTAGGTGATCCTCTATCTAATTTATCGTAAGTAACTGTAACTGTACTGATATTAGCAGTTTGTGCTGCAGAACGAAATGATGATACGTGAGTTGAATATGTTCCAGCCTGTTTACGAGTATCAACAATAGAATTTAAATTGCCGTTCGATCCAACAACTGAAATATTAGGCGATGAACTTAAACCATTCATGTATACGATTCTATCACGTATTCTACTCAAGTGAGTAGCCGTCATAACTTTTATTTCATTGCTATCTACGTATAGAGGTCTTCTTAACGGCATAGTTTAACTCCCAGGTGAATGGAGCGTTTTCACAATTGAACCACCAGAATCATAGATGTTTAATGTTACAGGGCTTGAGAACTTAGAAGAAGAAAGCGTATTATTAGCAACCTTTGCCGCAGTTACACCAAGGTTTGCTATCTTAGAAGTTGATACTGAAGAATCAGCAAGATTAATTGTAGCTACTCCATTATTGGCAATAATAGTAGTATCCACTGAACCTAATGTAAAGTGTCTAGTCTTAATAATATTTTGTTTAATAGCATTAGAGTCAACCGAAGAGTCACCATATCTAGGTGTTGTTAAAGGAAAATATTCTTGATCAACACTATTAAAAATTGCTGAATCAATCATAGCATCAACAGTTGCTGAATCTTTTTCGTTTAATCGTACCGAGTTAATAGCTCCAACAAGATCAGAATCAACTGATGTTGTCAATTGATCCAAATCACCGAAGTAATCACTTAGAAGATTTGTTTTTTGTCGCCACTCGTCAACTAAGTCGTTGACGTCTACTACAATTCTACGTGCCATTTTTACCTGCCAATACTTTTAGTAAGTCTTTTATTTCAGAAATATCGCTCTTTAGATTATTTATATCTTCATCCATGCGTTTCTGTTTTATTAATTGTTGTTGTCTTTTTACTTTAGCTTCTCGTGCTTTTTCTATATGCGCCGAATTCGTGTTGATAAGAGCATTAGTGTATCTATCTCTTACCCACCCAGTTTCATTCTCAACTTTTACATATCTATCTGTTTTCATTATACACTCAACGCTATGACTCTAAGGTCTTTAAATTGTGGAACATAAGCATTATTAGAACTCTTCATTACAATCTTCAATTGAAACTTATTAAATGGTTCAGCCAATCCATCGTCTCCACCAATTAGATATTCATAATCTCTGTACACAGCAGGATTCTCATCAGTAGGAAGATTCGTTAATGGCTCAATCTCAATCCAAGGATTATCAGTAAACAACTTATCTTCAGCCAAAGCTTTGTAGTATAACTCAAAGTTTGAAACAGAAGGCCGGTTTGCTGCAAGTATTACCTTTAGACCAATAGCATCATTTTCTAATGTAACTGATCTTGTAATGTGCTTAGCGATAGAACTTCCATCGTTTGCATTTCCTTCAGGTACATAAATGATAGGATTATTTCTATTATTAGAATCACCATTAGCTGTTTGGTGATCGATTCTATTATGAACTGTCCAGAATGATGCTCTTTGCATATCAACTACTGGACTAACAAAACTATTATTTGTTGACATGTTAAATCTAAGTGTACCTGCTTTTTGACCAGATGATAAATTAGTAATTCTTTGTTCTCTTGAAGGAACAATTTGAGGAGCAGTAAAATAGTTATTTTCACTCATAATTAAAGGAACATAGTTAGTTGCTTTAGAATAATCTGTTTCTATACCTGCGATTGATCTACCCGTTGTAAATGCTCCATCCATATTAATACTTGTAGATGTTGGCAACATAGTCTGTACAACTGGAACTACTTGTTCGAATAACATTTGTTTAGTTGCGGCTACAACATATTCACCAAAGGTTTCATTAGCATTAGCATCAGAGTCAAAGTTAACTTTAATGAAATCATTATCGTAACTGTCTACTGTTTTAAATCCATTAATAGATGAACCTAAGATTCCAGCATACCTAGTTGCAGAATCTAATCCTACAAACTGAACTACATCGCCGGTTGTAAATCCATGATCAGGATGATGAACAACTCCAACATTTGATCCAGAAGTTACTGTGATAGGATCTGCTTGTAGCAATTCGAATGATGGATCTGTATTCTCAAGTATTGCTTGTCCACTTGTTTGGAAATCACATCTAACAATTTCAAATGACATGTCCATGTCTTGAGCAGGAGTCCACGTAAATGAGTTTTGCGATTTAAAGAACGATCCTAGCGTAGGTTGTTTTGTAATTCTCTTTTCAGTTGAACCAAATACAAATTCGCCAGTTTGAGAAATATAAACATTATATCCAATAGTTTCAGCAAGAAGAACAAAACAATATTCTCTATAGCCTTCTAGATAGACTGGTTCTTCAAATTCAAAGTATGTTAGAACTGAGCCATCTGCTGTTACTGTTACATCACCTGGGTCTTTAAATACTACTCCGCCGGGTATAACACTATAAGACGATGGGCTACCATTTGTCATAGTTCTTAGTTCTAGCTGAACCGGAATAGTGCCTTCATCTTTTGTTGCAAACCTTACACCAATTTTAGAAACAAATATTCCATCTCTTTCATATACTTCAAATGATTGAGCGATTGGATCTCCACCTGGGCCACCGTCACCGCCACCATCATTATTATCATCTTGTGGAATTTGTCTAACAATTTGTGATCTTGAAGTACTTGTTCTAACGTTAAGAAGTCTTGTAGATCTAATAGTTTCTTGTTTTGTTTCAAGAATACCATTTGCTTCATACATAGAGAAACCTCTTGATGAAGCATCTTCTTCATTAGGCACAGTAATATCAAGAAGTTTAAATTCTCTTTGTCCTGTTCTAAACTTAAGAGCTGAACCATTAGGAATAAAGAATGAACCTTCTAACTTACCAGCATCATCTGTTGTAAGAGTACCTTTACCTTCAGGGTGTTCAGTAGCAGAATTAAATCTTGAACCATACTGTGTAGGATCATCTGAAATTCTTGTAAATGTTTCTGGTCTTACCCAATCAGCAACAGACACATCATTAAAATACGCAAATACTTGAGTTGAAGGTTTTAGTCCTTCAGCTTTAAAGTATACTTTACGTGATCTCATAAACGGAATAACCGCAACGTCCAATACTCTATCAGCAACAACTTCTCTAATTGTTTCGCCTTGAACAATTCTTGTTACAGAAGTAGTGTTTGTAGTTACTATTGCATTACCAGTATTTGTAGTTCTTGAACTAGAAGAAGATCCTAATGTTCTACCTGCAAGGTTATTAACATCAGTTCCACCCCACTGCCATTCCCAGTTATTCCAAAGAGAATTTTGACGAGGGTCAAGTCTAAATCCACCATCAATCATTCTAGGTGGAACTCTTTTTACTTCTCTCCAATCATCAGATTGAGGAGATAATTGAATACGTCCAGTGTTAGTAATAACCGCAAATGGATTTACGTTAATAGTTTGAGAAAAAACAGGTTGGTTAATCCAAGTAACTTCTGTATGTTTTAGATAAACATTATCACCTTTTTTAATTGTAGTACTAGATAGAGAAGAATCATATGTTAATCCAATTTGATCTTCATTAAATGAAGGTCTTAATATTCCAGCTCTTGGATCAATAGAAGCTCTATACTCGTCGCCTCTAGTATCTGATGACAATTGATCTCTAAAGTTATCAACTAAGAATCCTGCTTTTGTTCTATCAACACCTAGAGAATCAAATACTTCAAATGTTTTTAGATTTGTTTCAAGTGCACTCAACGTAGCAATTTCTTCAATCTGATCAATACGAGTTTCAAGTTTACCAATGTCTCTCATAGTAAATACTTTAGCTTCAATCAAATCAGTATCTGCGTCTGAATCATTAATAGTAAATGGATTCAGTTTAATTCTATAAAGCTCTAATGAGTTATTTGGAATTTCTGGAAACTTAGGTGATAGTGAAGGAGAACCTTCAATAACTTTTAGTACACCTGATGTGTCAATTGTCAATCTATCGTGGCGAGGCAAATAATAATCAACGTCTGCAAGAATAAGATCATTAGGAGTAGGTAGCTCATTCAATCGAGCTGTACCACCAGCAAAGTCAGTTCCAGCATCAGTCAATCGAGGACGGAAGTCTAATACATCTCTAAGATTAACTTTTGTACCATCTGCTAAAATATGATCAGGAATTTTTCCATAGTCAACTTGACCAGAATATGAGTTCACAGCAAAGAAGTCACCAGACGCACCATGTGTAAAATATTTAAATGCTACAAACACATTACCGGATGGAACAGCAGCACCTTTTTTCAGAATTAATCGACCGGGAGCATAAAAATTATCTCTTTGTCCATTGTCGACAATGAATCTTGATTTAATATCAACACCCGAAGAATCAGTATCAGTTACTTTAACAATTTCAAAAACATCTGGTTTAGCAAGATTTAGTACTTTAATTGCACCATCACCCGCACCTTCTGAGTCTAAGGTTGTTTGTATAAATGTACCATTGGTTGAAGTAGATGCAACAGCGTTTGGAATGTTTAGAGTTTTAGATCTAACTGTACCGCTACCTTTATTAACTTTGACGAGTGCTTCAAACGGTGAACTTGTTGGTCCATTTGTAATAGTTACTGACTGTGATCCAATACCAGATATTGAAATAGTATCTGATACATTCTTACCATTGGAATCAATAGTAGTAATCCATTGAGATGAGTTAGCAAAAGTTTCACCAGTAGATGTTAATGTAAGTGAAGCGTTTCCTGAGAAGTCAAATGTACCCGTAAGATATCTCTGAACTTCTAATGAAATATCTGTAATAAGTTTAGGTCTATTAGTTGGAAGTCTAAATAAAAGATTATTAGCATTACCTTCGTACATTGGTGTTAGGCCACGAATTTGACCTACGTTAACATAGTCATTTGTTGAACCACCAATCGATTTAACATTACGGAATGATTTGCCTTCATTCATTTTTACATCGAAAAGATAATACTTAAAATTGCTTCCATCTTCTTGTAAGTATCTAGCTCGAGCTGTACCAATAGTTGAACCTAAGTGATTAACAGAGTCTCTTAGATTTCTAACTTGGAATGCACTTAAGTTTGGAAGAGTTTTAATTGTTCTTCTAACACTTGGTGTGTTTGTTGAATCAGCAAGTAAAACATAATTACCCATCACCGCTGGAATAACTTCGTTATTCTCAGTTTGAGATGTTTGCGCTTTATTAATTGTAATAGTTTTAGGAGTTTTTAGTTCAGCTCTAAATCCATTAACATAACTAACTCCGGGTGAAATATCTAAATCAATCTTAGTTGCGTCTGAATCATTATCATCGAGCTTAAGTCTAAATTGCTTCGCATTAAAATCGCCATTAATCTCAGCAGTTCTTTCTGCCATAGCATCAGCAATTTTATTATACGTATTAAATCCTGTAATACCTTCAACATTCTTACCTTTTACAACTCTAGCTAAGAATACAAAGTTTTCATCAGCAGCAACATCTGCTTGATCAATAAGGTTTAATCTAATTCTATATCTGTCTGCACCCGGTGAAGCTTTGTTCGGCAACGCTCCTTGGTTGTCATATAGCTTTTCATCATCGGTTGCTCTAACAATATCTTGATTAACAACAAATCCAACAGTTGCACTTGGGTTTTTATTATACTTTGATAGAATAATAGACTGTCTATTAAAGTTAACAAAGTGTCCTTGAACAAAGAAACTGCCTGATTCAACAGAAGCTCTACAACCTAGACCAACTGCAGGATTTGCAACGGTATTAGTAGTTTGAACTGTAAGTGTAGTAGTACCATCACTAATATCTGTACCGGGAGAAAATTTAATTGGTGTTGTACCTGAAGTTGCTCCAGATGTTTTTGTATATCTAACAAAAAGCGTAGCAGGATCTGTATCAGTAGCGGGAATAGCTTCTAACACCACTGCTTTAATTTTAGCAGGAACATTACCATCAGAAAATTCATTACCTTCTAAAAGTTTAAAGGCAGTAGGAAATGCATTTGTGTCTGTGTTTAATTTAATAAATTCATATGCAGCGTTAATTGTGACGTTACCCGGAATAACAGCAGAACCTTCTTTGAAGATATTGCTACCAAATCTTTCAATCTCTTTCTGAATAATGGTTTGCATTTGCGTAAGCTCACGTGCTTGCAATGCTCGTCCTGAATTAAACAGAATTCTATGGAAATTATCACTGTCTTTAAAATCGTCTTTATACGTATCTGGAAAGACTTTTTGGGTAAAATCTATTGTCATTTATTTGCTACCTTAAAGTTGAATCACGACTTTGATGTCTTCTGTTTGATCTGTTGATCTTTCAATTGGCGATCTGTTATCAATATAGAGAACATCCCCAGTAAATTTATTTATAGTAGGTGATCGGAACGCAATATCATCAGCGTCAACTCCTGCTGCTTCGATAATACCATCGCCGTTACCGTTTAGTTCTCCTAATGCTTCACCTTCTTGGAATGTACCGAAACCAGTTTCTTCTGTTTGGTGAAAGTAAATTAAAGAAGAATCAATATAATCTACATAAGCTTTTGCTGAAGATGATGTTCCTTGAATTGTTCTATCAAGCGTAAATGCTGTTGATATAGTTGTAAGCTTTAGAAATGGCATAGCATTTCCTGCATCAGCAATAAAGTCTGAATCGGCAATACTTGTATATTTCTTTGGGTTCTTAAGTAATACTGTTTGTCTAAAATCATTTCCTACTGGGAATGTTTCAGTTTCTGTTCCTGCAATTTTGGAGTTAAACATTAATGCAAAAGATCTTAAATCATTTCTTGCATCAGCACCCATACCTGAGTCGGCTGAAAGAATGGCTCTAGCAGTTGCACCAGCACCACCGCCGCCAGTTATACTAATACTAGCAGTTTGATATCCTGCTCCAAATGCGTGTCCGGTTTTAGCACCAGTGCCTGAGTCATCCATTTCAATTTTAGTAACAACACCACCAAGAATAGTTGCAGTAGCACTAGCTGGTTTTCCAGTATTATCTCCAACAATGGTTACTGTAGGAGCACTAGTATAACCAGATCCACCGCCTGTTACTGCAATACCAAGTATCTCGCCAGCTGTTGAACCAGCTTGAACATTTGCTTGCTGAACCTGTAGAGCTGAAAGACCGGCCGCCCCGGCTGAATCACCAACTTTACTTACTGGAATGAAATTAGCTGACGTAAACTGAGTACCTTGAAGAGCACCGATTGTATATAAGTATTTCCAAATATAACCATCAGCAGTTTCAATTGGTCTAACACCAGATCCTGTAGGTTTTACTGAAGATGTTTGAGCAAGTCCAGCTGTATTTTTTCCTTGTTGTAAACATAGATAGACAGAGTTTTCATCAGTAAGAACATAATAACTGTTTGTAGGATACCCTGCTTGACCATCGTCAAACGCTGAGTAAATAGAACCTGAGGACCAGTTATAACGTGGAACAACGAATGAAACCTGTTCAGCAGTTTTAAGTGCCTGAATTCCTAGTCTAGCGTTTCTTATTTCTCTAGCAGAATTAACTGGAGTAGGTGCAGCATCGGATGAGTCCCATGCTTCTGACCGGCCGATGCCAACATAGTATCTTTCAGCAGAATCAGAAACATCTTTGAACAAGTCGTTGATTAGTTGTCTTTTAAGAGTGTCAGTAATAATAGATGTCATTTAATTTTCCTATGCTATCGTTGCGCCATAATGTCCAGAAACATACCAATTAGTTCCGTCCCAAATGAGCGTTACCGCATCGAACTGGCCGAGTTGAATATTTGATCCTTGTGCAAAATTGTCTGGAGTAATAGTTGCAGTACCTGCGCCTTTGTTAGTAAATATTCTCATTTCCCCTACCTGAGTCCCGTCATTTAATCCGATAGCAAGAGCAGTTCCAGAGTTTGCTATGATATAACCTTTTACATCAGATGCATCACCAGCAGAAGTTTGAGTATCTTCGTCGAATGCTAATTTCTTAACAACAACCGAACCTTCACCTTTAGTTTGTATTGATAAACTAATGTTGGTATCAGTGCCATCAGTTGAAAGTAGAGGAGCTGAACCTGTAGCGCCATTTGCAATTTTTATATCATTAACAGCAGATGCTGTTGATACAAATTGAATTAGTCCAGCACCATTAATATCAGCAGCAACTCCAGACAGAATAGGATTATTAACTGTAGCTGAGTCAAGAGTTTTATTTTTCATAGTGGCTGCAGTAGTAGCCATAACAATAGTATCACTATCAGCAAGAACTGGAATATTGAGATTTCTATCAGCAGAAATTGCACCGGTTTTTATCGTGTATTGAAATGATTCAGCAGGATTATTAATTTGCGGCTCAGTTAAAATTGGAGAAGTTAAAGTTTTATTCGTAAGAGTCTGAGCTGCAGAATCTAATATGATTCCACCAGATGCATTTGGCAACGTGATAATTCTATCTGAATCGGGGTCAGTTGCTTTAAGTGAAGTTTCGAATTGATCTACACTTATGCCTTCAAACACAAGGCCATCAGCAGCAACAGCAATCTGTCCACTCAAATTATTAGAGTCTCCACCAAGCTTTTGGTAAAGTTCTACAAAGTTTTGATTTATTTTTGTTCCTGCATTACGGAGAGTATCGCCTGTTCCGTCGTTAGCAGCTGAACCTAATCCTAAGTTTTGTCTTGCCATTATCTATCCTTTAGAAATCCTTGTTTCTATTTATACTGTTTTAATTGATTGAGTCATTATAATCTTCAAATCTATCAAAATCAATTGTTTCAACAGTATTTGAGAATCTAATAACTCCCGGAACTCTTCCAGAATCTTCATCGAAGGTTGGTGAATTCGGATCAAGAATACCATCAGGTTGCGGTGCAATCCTGCCGTATGATGCTATCAATTCAGAAACAGGCATTGTAGCATATCGTGATATATCTATACCGATTCTTGTACGTGTTTCTTGAGTATCTGAATCACTACCATCTGGAATTCTACCTAATACTTCAAACGATGGTTGACCAAACACGGCTGTTGCTTGTCCTTCAAGTGTAATAGCTAATTGATCCGCAGACACTGCTACGACTTCTGGCATTTCCCCAACACCAAATAAATTTTCACCGGGTGTTAATTCTAGTACAACTTCACCACCAATAAAGAATCCAGCTGGGTGAACAAATTGTCTATATAGATCTCTCCATCTAACAATAGGAATAGATGATCTAACTAAGATTGAGAATACTTGATATAACGCATTGTTTTGAATGAACTTCAAAGATTCAGATCCGATTACTGATTCACTTACAATAAACATATCTTTTTTTGGAAATTCAATTTCGACTGTTTCTTGAAAGAATGCTCTAAAGAAACCTTCGGCAGAATATCTTGAACCTTTAACTCTATAAAAGTTAGCAAACATCCGTAAAGCTTCACGAGGATTTTGAAAATAATCTCTTGACGCTCCTCCAGCAATTTCTTTAAATATCTGATCTAGCTGATTAACTGAAGCATGTTCAATATCTCTAATTGTAAATAGATCATTAATAATACTTGTAGTTTCATCAGAATCAACATACTCATAGTAACCTTCTAAGAAAGCAACTAGGCTTGGATATTCAGTCTGAAAATATTCAGGAAGAACTTCTTTAACTAAATTGCCATGAAGGTTAATATTTCGTCTATTGAAATCTTGAATAGTTTGCATTATAAACTCACGCTAATTGTTTGTCTATCAATCAGACCAGCAGCAAATGATGCATCATCATCAAGAGAGATAACAAAGTTTCTCAAAGGTTTGATTACGTTTTCATTTGATGGCTTAGCTGATATTTTGATAAATGTGTTTCCAGAAGTAATTGATTCTAAACTAAATCCAACAAGTTCAATCTTACCATTAGCTGGTGTGTATTGTCCTACATTATCAATAAGAATATTTCCTAGAGTGTCTGTAACTTGTAACTTAGTAGAACTTAATTGGTTTTTAATAAGTGCAACTATTCCGTTATATGTAAATGTAGATGACGTAATAGTTGTATTAACATCATCAGCTGGAGCTAATGCAACAGGGAAATTAATTTCGTACTGTTCTGATTGATTTAGAATTGGTTCAAATCTTTGTTGAACTTTAACATTAATACTTGAAGAAATAATAGCATCAGACACTGCATCAACTTGCGTTGTAAGAGCTGACTTTCTAAAAGTCTTACCGAATACTCCTAAGTTGTCAGTAAAGAATTCTCTCACTTTTGCAGCAACAGCTGCTTCAGTAGATTGTAGTGTTACGCTTGTTAAGTTAGGGTCAAATGAGAATTCAACAATAGCTTCGACAAAAGTATCAATAGGATCCACAAAGATAGTTCCAATTGAAAGAACTGAAAGATACTCAGTTAAACTTGAAACTATAGTATCTTTAGTTGTAGTCTTTTCGGCATTAGTTGTACCTGTTGCAAATTTTAATCCTACATAAACATTACCATAGTTTGCTGGAACATTATCTTCTCCACCCCACGCAATAGCATCAATAATATTAGCATAATTTTTTAGAATGATTGCCTTATAATCTTCTGCTGTAACTAATCGTTGTTGTGAAGCAAATGCAATAGGTGCATTCTGTCTTATGCTCTCAATTGACTGTCTATCTCCACCTGATGAAGACGGTGCTTCAGTTACAACAGTGAGATCATATCCAGTTGAATTAACTGTAAACTGTGCAGATGGAGTAAATACCTTTGCACCATTACCTTCAGTTCCAACTGTTGATAGGTATTGAATTTGAATAACGTTTCCTGTATCTGGAGATTTACCAAATGATACACCATCTCCAAAATTTAATTCATAAAAACCATTTGGAGTTTCTGTGATTTGATAAAACTGAGATTCTGCAGAAACTCTAATCGCTGCAGCAAGAGGTGTATATGATGAGAAATCTGAAGTAGACGGATTATCAAATACTTTTACAGTTGCTGTAGAGGTATCAATAGTTTTATCTGGAATGATGTAAAGTTGGCGTTCACCGGTTTCACCCACATAGAATGTTTTAGTTTTTAACGTTCCTTCATATACAAGGATTCCTGTTTCTCCTAATGAATTAAGAAAAACGTAATTACCAGTTCCATCATCAGTTGCAACAATTTGTTCTAAAATTCTAAATGTATATGTTACATCATTAACTGAAGCTGTAAACGATGTTAAAGCAGGTAGTGTATAAGTGTTTGATCTATTAGCTACACCAGACAAATTGAGACTAATATTAATAGTTGCTTTTGCTGCTGTAATAGATCTAGGTTCATAACCTAATGATATAGCATGTGATACTACAGAACTTCTTAGTTGAGCAGTATTCAGATAAGATTCGTTTAATGCGAAGTTTGCTGTTAACGCGTTATAATGAGTATTATATGCTAGCACATCAAGGATGTTATTTAATCCTGACGCTTCGAATTCATAATCGCTAAATTCAGTTTTAGCCTGAAGATACGTTTTAAGTGAATCTTTTATTTGAACGAAGTCAAGCTTAGTTGACTGAATATTTGTTGCCATGTTACCTCAACCTTGATAGTGTTGTTTCTACTTCTACTATATCATTTAAATTTCTAACTTGAAATATAACTTTAACCTTTACTTCGTTTCGATCAATATTATCATTAACTATAATATCGATTACTCTTGCTCTTGGTTCGTAGTTCTCAATTGCAAGTTTACAATCATCTTGTATTGTAATATCAGTTTCGTCACTGGCTAATTCAAATAAGATGTCATTTAGGTTTCCACCAAAGTATGGTCTAAATGGTTTTTCAAAATGATTAGTTAGTAGTAAATTTTTAACAGCTTGCTTTACAGCAGCTACTTCAGTTTTTTTATAGACGTCACCATTCGGTTTTGTTTTAAATGTTAAATCTATATCAGAAAACTGAGTTTCTCGAGAACCAATTAAAGTTCTAGTTGATAGAAATCCGTCTTCTGCTGATAAGGCACGATTAGCTGCCATTGATTAATAATCCTTTTTGTCTATTTATACGGTAACTTCAGTGAATTCTTTGTTAGTCAGCACTTTGTTATTGAACCGAGTTTCAATATTCATTGAATATTCACCTGTATAATCTTCTGAAACAAGTGGCATTTGAATAATAATTTGAACATTAAGTCCAGCTGGATCAAAAGTATCATAATCTAATATAAGCTTTTCATAATACATATTGTCTTTTAAGTAAACAGCTAAGTCAAACGTTTTTTCAATATCAGGTACGCCTTTTGTATCAACTAATTCGTATACAACTGCACGACCACTTGTTTGCAAATCATTAATACTTCCGGGTGTTAATACTTCGTTACGGCCTTGTCTATATAATCCTTCGACGACAACCAATCTATGATCTTTAAATTTACCAGTATCATCTGATATAAGATTCATAGCTTCTGCTTGAAGATATAATTGTCGTGCTATAGCTTTTCTTGTTACAATATCTGTAGGAGATATATGATCCAGCGTAATCTTATCACCTTTACCTCCTAAGAATTTAGCAATAGTTATTCCTTTTGCTAATTTAGTTTTAGAATTAATTACATCTCTGAAATTAGGATTGTATACTGGATCAGGTGTTATAAGCTGAGGTACTGGTTTCGGTACAATTTTTTTAGATGCATCACTAGGATTAATCTGACCCAGATACTTTTGTCCAATTACTTTAGTTGGCTTACTGCTCTCAACTCTTCCTATTGACGCAGGAGAAGTTTCACTAAATGAAGAACTTAATTTACCTGCTCCAATTTGAGAACCAGTAAATACTGGATTTTGTAATGTCGAATCTGATCTTAATTTACTTCTAATTTCTCTAATGTTAAGAGGCTTATTAGTAATATTATCATTCTTCTCATTATCACTTACAGAGTTAAGAAGTCCTGCACCCGGATCTACTTTTACGACCGGATGTCCATATGAGCCTTTAGTAAGATAGCCATTAAGATTTACTTGAGTTGGTAAAGCTGTGGCTTTAGGATCTACCGGTTCTGCGGTATGTGTTGTGGATGTTAATGTTCCACCACCTGAACCAGCACCTAACGGAGCTGACCCAGCCTCATCTGCCTGTGCCGCAAATGATGCTTTACCTACAAGAGAACCATGGAATGTTGTAGCGTGCATGGATGTTGCATTCACTCGTTGAGTATATGCAGTGTTTGTTGTAATAGTATCTGTTGCTGTTATTGAATGTCCAGTGTACATATTATAGTTGTACATAATAATATTCTGCCCACCTATTGTACCAGTATCGCCAAAGACTGACATTGATTGCGCAGCAAGATTCATATCAGGAGCAGAACCTAATAATCTAGTTTCTGATGTTATTCTAGTTTGGCCTGAACTCATGATTGAAGTTGCACCTTCAACAGCGTTTCTAAAATCTCCTTTTACGATATTATTAAACCCTTGTAGAGTTGTATGCGCAGTTGTACCAGTTGTTGTGCTACTTCTATTTCCATCAACATTACTTCCATGATTTCCATGGATTTTTTCTCTAAAGTTTCCGTCAACTTCAGTAAGAATATCACCGGCAACATCTATATTAAAGTTACCACCTACGTTTAAATTATAATCTCCAGCAACATCGATATCTAAATTTCCGTTATATGTTAATTGAGCATCACCTTCTACAATTAGTTTACTCTCACCCTGTACAATAGTAACAAGATTATTTTTAGTTGCAACCACTACAGTTCCATCTGTTCTCATTTCAACGCCAGCGCCAGTTCTATGTCTAATCAAAATTCTTTCGCCAGCAGGTGTGTCATCTATTTCAATAACATGTCCTGATCTAGATTCTTGAACTTGATTCAGAGGATACTGAGATTGTGGAGGTGTGTCTAAACCAAGATCTAGATCTAAGTTACCACCACCAATATAGAGATCATTTCTTTCTATTCCTCTTGCATTTTGATTAATGCTTGGCCCGTAAAAATAATCAGATCTTGGATATGTTCCACTTGGGTCAAAGAAACCAGTTCTAAAAATTCCTTTAGAATTTTCTTTGGCTTCTCCTATAGAAGCTTCGCGATCTCTTAACTCATCATTTTCTGTACTCATATTATACTCCGATCGAAATCTGTTTTCTTGTTAAAGGTTCTTCAAAACCAAATGCTAAATTTTCTTTACCAAATTTATTGTTTACATATTCTTCAACATCAAACCCAGGATCTTGTTTACCTTTATCGTCTGTGTCTACATGGCCAAATGCTTGTCCGCCGGGATAAACTTTATAAAAGTTTTTCATAAATTGATCAAAGGCTGCAAACTGTTTTTCATTAATAGAACCAGAGTTTACATAGTTACCCCTATTAGGAGTTCCTGACATACAGTTATATCCTGCAACAAAACTAATTCCTATACTTCTATTATTATGTCCGTTATCTAAAGCATGTGCTCCTACTTTATTAATAGGTCTGCCGCGCTGTAGTCTTCCATCTTTTCTAATAATATAATGATAACCACATCCAGAGAATCCTCTTTGTGTATGCCATTCGTGAACTTCTTCTGAACCAATATCTTGATTCAAAAATGTACCAGTCCAATGAACAACAACTTCAGTAATTTCACGACTAACAGATCTTAGTTCTGCTTCTAATTCTTCTTCACTACTAATATAAGTAAACCCATATTTCTTAGTAGTAGGAGCTGAAGTATTTCGTTGAGCATTTACAATTTTTGTAGTAGCACCTTTTTCGTTATTTGTTATAACTTCTGTGTTTGCTGGTGCAGGATCATCAACAGCTTTATTTTCTTTTCTTTGAGCAATAATATCTGGTGTTGCTCTAATTTCTTGTTGTGTTGCAACTGTAGTATTTTCATTTTGCCAAACGTTTGCACCAGCTCCAATAATTTCATCAGTAGAAGTGCTGCCGCCAATTGCGTCAGTAATATCTGGAGTTTTCAATGTATCAGCAACAGAAGTTGTAAGACTATTAACTCTATCTTCAATCACAGCAAAATCTAGTGGTGAGCTAGATGATATTGTATTAGCAACTTCTTTAAATGCATTTAATTCGCCTGAAGATATTTTAGATGTTAATCCATCTAATTGACTTTGATCAAACACTCCATTTACCATATTACTAATATCTCTAAATACAGATTTATCAGCCTTTAGTGTTACAGCTTCAAGTATGTTTGGAGAACCTCCACCTTGCTGTGCAGTTAATGCATCTGCAAATGCTTTAACATCATCTTCTAAAGCCTCTCCCATTGCTTTAGCTGCTTCAAGACCTTTGTTTATTGTATTTTTTAATTCAGCTTGAAATTCCGGTGATGTAAGTTCATTCAATACGCTATTAAGTTCAGCTGCAGCTCTTGGTGTAACTTCTACCAACGCATCTTTAACTGCCCTAGGTGTATTAGATGATGCTACCTCTTTTAAGAATCCATTAGATCCTGCATCAGTTGTACCAGCGATTGCTTGTAATTCAGCAGCTGCAGTTGCAGAAGCTTCAGTCATATCTTCTATAAGATCTGCAGTAAGACCCGGAACATCTTTTGTCATGAAACAAACAGCATCACCCGGAGCTAGATCTGTAGGATGATCTGCAGATTGAGATACAGGTTTAAATCCATTGATAGCTTCTAAGTCTCTTCCTAATTTACTTTTAGTAGTAGCTTCAAATCTTTTTCTAAGAGTTTCTGCAGCAGAAGCCAAAGCGGCCGACTGTGTACGAACAGCAACTCTTGTTTCTCCTAGTGCTTCATTTAATCTAGCTGTTGTTATTGTCATGTAGTAAACCTCTTATATATTTCTTCTGCTTTAAGTCTACGAGCTGTCTCTCTTACTGGTGAACTAACTAACCAAGTTATATAATATCTAGTAAATATATCAACTGCTGCTTTAGTTCCAGTAGTTCGTTTTAGTTTACCTAAACCTAAGAAAGGAAATGTTCTTAATTCATAAAGTATAAACTGTAACTGAGCTCCAAGAGAACCAGGGTTTAATCCTCTATTGCCAGCAAAGTATAATAGATTCTGATATCTATTTCCTTCTGTTTCAATCATAGGCCATTGTACAATACCATATGATCCTTTAACTTCTTTGAGTGGATCTATCTCATTACCTGACTGCTCAATTATAGCTGCAACGATTGCAGCTGCAACTTCAGTTCCAAAGTTTGCAGCAATAAAAAAGTTAAATGCTTTTTCTGCATTAGTAGAACCTTTTATGAATGATGATATTCCTTCTGCTTCTGTTTGTAATGAAGCATCTCCTTCTGATAAAGCTTGCACCTGTTGAGGAGAAGGATCTTCTACAAAAGGAACTGTTCCCATTATTATAGGAATCTGTGATGAGGGTCCATCCATGAAAAAACCGACGACTCTAGCGCCTTCAATTAGTTGTGGCATTTTACCAATACCAGAACTTCCGCCTTCTGTTGTTGGAACAATTGCTTGTGCCCAAGGTAATGCATCTGATGGCAGATCTTCGATTCTTTCAGGATGGATTCCGTAAATTCGAATTTGCGATCTTCCTAGTTGTAAAGGATCTGCTGTATTAATAACAACACCCATAAACCAGCGAAAGTTATCTCCGTAATATAATTGATCAATTGTAGTACTCATGTTGGTATCACCGTCATTCCATCTCTATTAGCAAGTTTCAAAATTCTTAAAACACAATCATATTTAAATTTGCCTTGATTATTTTGAATCATATGTTTACATGCTGCTATTAAATATATACCAGATCTTTTTCCATCTGGCGCGTTTTCAGATAATGTAGCACCAGCTTGTTTTGGTTCATTGTCTAAAAACTCAACATCAATTAAATTACCAATTGAAACATTACTAAATTTTTCTCCACCAGAATAATACATTGACATTCCTGGGATAACTATTTCCATTGCTGATTTTTGAATAAACTTATGATACGACATTGACTTTGCTTTTTGAGAATGATCAGCCGGTGTCATGTTTTCATGATAAGATGGAATATCACTATACACTTTTGATGTTCCTATTTGAGTAACTCGTATAGTATTAAACTCGTCTAGTCTTTTTTCTTTTATCTTAAATTCAGTATCTAAGTTTGGAGTTTTATTTCCACTAAACAAATTAGAATTTTTAGCTAACTGTTTATAAACGTCTTTAATATTATAATTAAATTTATTATCTTGAAATGTAGTAGTATCAATAAATCTATACTCACCACTTATTCCGCCTGTGTCTGCAATACCAATAGTGTTCTCAGTATTATTTACTTGATATGATTTAATATTATATTGTTGAGCTGATACGTTTTGGTCTGATAAATTCTGAGCAGCACCTTGATTATATCTGTACGGAATAGTATTTAATGGTTGACCTTCTAACAGAGTTTGCAGATCTAAAAGTCTAAACTTATCATCTCCTAGTATACTATACAGAAAATATGGCAATCCTAAATCTGAAGTAGATCTATCTGCTACCCAACGCATAGCTTTAAATGGAGACCAATTAGGAATAATGACTCGCATGTTTCCTTGAAATACTTTATTATTAGTCTTTACTTCTCTATCAAGACCAAAACTATCTTTAACAATCTTTTGGATAATTTCAGCTGGTGTACCATCATAACTCTTATTGACATTCGTAAGAGAATTAAGATAATCCTCAACCGATTCTAACGTGAATATTAAAATCTCTGATTGGTCGTTTCCTTTTTGAGAAGTTTCTAATTCTGATAAAAGAAAAGTTTTCTTAAGAGGTTTTTGAACATCACTTTGTAATGACATTTCTAAATGAATATATTCTGTGCCTTGAAAGTCTACAACAGCCAATAGATTAGCATCATCTAAGATTGTAACGTTTCCATGTAATCCTAGTGAAGTCATATCTTCATTAATTGTTAAATCAATAATAGATGAAGTAACGTCAAATTCAAATGTGCCTAAACGATCTGTTGAGATAATCGCACTCATTATTTTATAATCAGATGCTGATATAGTTAGCTCAGACATATTAACTTACCATAGCTTGTTTAAATGCTGAAAAGACTGAAGATACTGATTCTGGTTTTATAACACGTATAGGTCTTAGTAGATTATTTTGAAGTGTGTAGTGATCATAAAAAGTAATAGGTGTGATAGTTCCACCGGGACCAACTGCAGGATCTATATCAACATATCCATCTGTATCTTCGTAATGACGTGTAGATAAATATTCTTCTTGTGAAGTAGTAATAACAATTGTTTCAAGTCCAGTGCCAGTATCTACTGAGCATGTTTCTCCGTTTGTAAATGATTGAGTTGTACCAACAACAATCTGACCTAAGTCTAATCTTCTTTTTAAAATTTTACCAGATGCGCCAGAGTTATTACCAGTAATAGTTTGGCCTACTTTCATTTTTCCTGATAATGAATCAAGAGTTGTTATTGTTGTATTAGGAAAATCTTTTTTGACTTTCTTTAAAAGCTCTTTAGCTGTCATCGGCCAGCCTGACTCTCTTAAATGATCATTCATTAAAAAGAATGTAAAGTAATATGACATATCGCCATATAACTTCATACTCATTACATCAGGTCTATCACCATCTAATATTTCATATTTAGTATAATAAGCTAAGTTGTCTTTTACTGTATCAATGACATCAACATAAGCTGCAATGTTTTGAAAGTTTGTAGTAAACGTTTCATTACCAAATCTATATCCTAATGTAGGAAAGTCTTGAAAGTATAATGCCATCTTTTAATATCCTTGCCAAATGTCTGCTTTATCCAGAGCTCTTGCTTCGCTAAATGTTAAAGCTATAGTTGTCTCTTGAAAACTTCCATCTCTCATCATTGTCATATTACTACCATTAAATGTAGTTTGCATTCCTGTAAGATAACAATCTAAGTATTTAAATCCAATACTCTTATCTTTATATTTTGCTTCAATGCTAAACATATTTGGAAAGATGTAACCTAATGGGATGTTAGTGTTTGCTTCTCTAATTACTTCTGGATAAATTTCACTTCTAAACAAATAAACAATATCTCTAATTCTTTGTGCTTCAAGTATAGAAGTTGGAACCATAGTAAAAGTAAAACTAAATGTTCTAATTCCTACACCTTTAAAAATAGTTCTTGTATTAGGATTTGTTGTAACTCTCGATGCGCTTTTAATTGCACCGGCAGCAGTATCACTAAATTTAGATGCAATACCAACGGCAGCTAATCGAGCAACATCACTATTAACATTTCCTTTAAACGCTTCTGTGAAACTTGATACGCCAGCCTCAAAAGCATTACTCATACCAGCTGCAACTCCTCCTGAGTTTGCTACACCTTGCTCTAATGCTCCACCGATTCTTCCTAAGTCAACACCTTCATATTCCAACGCATCTGAATAGTTCAAAGAAGTTGGCATATATAAGTCTACAAAAGATCCATTGATTAATCTTTTAGGATTTAGAATTTTCTTAGAAGCAGATGTTGCTGTAGTAACTTTGGCTTGAGCGTCTTTTGCAGCAACTTGTGCCGCGCCATCAATATCTGAAGTGTTTGCTGTTGATGTTGTTTCTTTATCGCTTGACCTAGTGTGCTTTTCAACTTCAGCCAATGCCTTTGTAGAAATTTCTTCTGGTTCAATCTTACGTACTTTAAATCGAAGAAACGCTTCGTATCTATCTTGGTTATCAATAGGAAACTTTAATTGTTTTCTATTCTTACCAAAGTTTTGATCACTTAGGTTAGGAGTAAAACCTGTGCCTAAGATAGATTCAATAGCACCAGTCACACCACTTATTTTGTCACTGACAAATCCAGATACGGTACCGCCGATTCTATTTTTTATATTACTTACTTGAATTGCCATATTTTTTATCCAATAAATAGGTTAATAATGTAGAGAATTATTAGTAGTATTTATATGGCTTACAGTGGTAAATATCCAGTAATAAACAAATCAAAGTATAAAGGTGATGCTTCTCAGGTTATTTATAGATCGCTTTGGGAAAAGCATACGTTTGCATGGTGTGATAAGAATCCTAAGATCAAACATTGGTCTTCTGAAGAAACTGTAATACCTTATTACTATGAGATAGATAAAAAGTATCATCGTTATTTTGTAGATCTTAAAATTGTATTTAAAACAGGTGAAGTAGTCTTAGTCGAAATAAAACCTAAAAGACAAACAACTCCTCCTCAAGGAAAACGAAAAACAAAACAATTTTTAAATGAAGCATTAGAGTATGTAAAGAATATGAATAAGTGGGAAGCTGCAGAAGGATATGCTAAAGATAGAAAGTGGCATTTTCAAATATGGACAGAAGATACATTAAGATCAATGGGTATAATGAAAAAAGAATTGAAACGCATAAAGCCCCTTAAAAAGTTATAAATAGAAGCATGAGTAATATATTTCAAAATATGCAGATAGCTGCATTCCGAGCTGGCATTCAACCTAGGACTAAAGAGTCTCAGGATTGGTTCCGTCGTAAAGCAAATCAAATGAGAAGAGTAAATAGAAGTTCTATTGTAAAAGAAGAACCTATTCAACAAACTGGTAGATTTGCTCCAGGGAATATGTACATGTTTACATATGATCCTAAGACAAAAGATAAGCTACCATATTACGATACGTTTCCACTAATAGTTGCTGTTGAAAAAGCTCCCGGTGGATTCTATGGTTTGAATTTGCATTATCTTCCTCCTATGTTAAGAGCTAAACTTCTTGACGCGCTCATGGATAATTTAACTAATAAAAAATTTGATGACTCAACTCGCTTTAAAATTAATTACAGAATGTTAAAGGCCGCAAGTAAATACAAACATTTTGCGCCATGCTTCAAACATTATCTAACTGAACATGTACGTTCTAGATTTGCTGAAGTGCAATCACCTGAATGGGAGATCGCAACATTCCTACCAATGGCTAACTTCCAGAAGTCTGGTAAGAGAGCTGTATATGCAGATTCTAGGAAGGCAATTTAATGGCACAAGGTATAGATACATTTAAGTCAGAAGTATTTCAAGGCATAGCAATGAACAATCTGTTCAGGGTTCTATTGCCGAGTATCCCTGGCTCATCTGGCAGACAATTAAATTTGTTATGTAAAACAGCAGGAATGCCGGGTAGACAAATACTTACAACTGAAAGACGAATAGGTTTACAATCTCAAAAGATTGCATACGGATATGCAGTTGATGATGTTAGTATGACATTCCATTTGTTAAACGATTACGGTGTCAAAAACTATTTTGATAACTGGGCTAATATGATTGTTAATAATGAAACACTTGAAGTAAATTATAAGAAAGAATATACTCATGATGTTATCATTCAACAATTAAGAAAGGATGCTATCCTTGATTTAGGTTTCAATTTTAATATTGGACCTTTTAATATTGGAGGTGATATCGTTACTCCAGACCAAATAGCATATACGTGTGTATTGCAAGATGCATTCCCAACGACAATAGGTGCACAAGAATTTTCCAACGAACAAGGTGGAACTAGCGAATTGACTGTGCAGTTATCTTACACTAACTGGAATAGTAGATCCGGAGGGTTCTTAGAAACTCTTGCGAATGTTACTAGACTATTTTCATAATTAAAGGACTTTATAATGGCACTACCTAAACTAAATTCGACGCCGAAATACAAAATGACTGTACCTTCTACAGGGCAGGAAGTAGACTTCAGACCTTTTCTCGTAAAAGAAGAAAAGGTATTAATGATGGCAATGGAAACAGGAGATGATGAAAGCGGTATCAGAGCAATCGTCGATACTATCGCTTCTTGTGTTGCTACTGAAATTGATACAAACACATTAAAATCTTATGATATTGAATATTTGTTTTTAAGAATTAGAGCAAAGTCTGTAGGTGAGAAATCAACTATTACTATTGCTTGTAAAGAATGCGAACATCCTAATCCATATGTAATTAATCTAGAATCGCTAGAAGTATCTGAAGGTGAAAGCGCTAAAGATATTCCTCTTACACCAGAACTTACTGTATCAATGAAGTTTCCATCTTATAAAGATCTACTAACAGGTGGATTAAGAGCAGAAGGTGAACATGACCTTGATGTTATTTTTAATCTAATTGGTAAATGTATTGACGGTGTTAAAACTGAAGATGAATATTTTTCTATGGTTGATCAACCTCAAGAAGAAATTAAAGAATTTATTGAATCATTAAGCTCAGAACAATTTGGAAAAATTAGAGAGTTTGTTGAATCAATGCCTAAGTTATCACATAATGCAGAATTAACTTGTGAAGAGTGCGGAGCAGAAAATAAACAAACACTGAGTGGTATCCAAAGTTTTTTCTCATAGCCCTCTCTCACGACAGTCTGGTAAATCATTTCCAGACAAACTTCCAATTGATGCAGCATTATAATTATTCATTGGGAGATTTAGAGGGGATGATGCCTTGGGAGAGGGAGTTATATGTTAGTATGTTATTAGATCATTTGAAAGAAGAAAAGTCGAGAGCCGATCAACAAAAAATGAGGAAGTAAAATGGCTGAAAAAGAAGAAGGTGCAGCACCAAAGGCGAATCAAAAAGGTGTATTCACTGACATAAAAAATCAACTCATTGAAAGTAATCAACATCAATTGGTTACTGCTACAGCCGTGCAAGAACTATCTGGCTCATTTCAAAAAATGATTATCCAACAGGATCAATCAAGACTTGATCAATTAGAAAAGGATAGAGAATCTGCACAAAAGGTTGCAGCCGGACAAGCATCTCTTAATTCAGCTACTTCTTCGCCTGATGCAGGAAAAGCTTCTGGTGGTATGGGTGGAATCCTCGGTAAACTATTAGGTGGTGGCGCGGCTCTTGCTATTGGCGGTGCATTAGGTGCAGCAGCTGCAGCTATTGTCGCAATTCTTAATATTGATACAAAGAAAGTCAAATCTTCTGTTAAAGATTTACTTTCAATAAGTGATGAACTTGGTGGAGTTACAAAAGCTTTTGTTGATGGTGGAACGTTTCTTGCAGTTATGTCAGGAATTGGATTAGGTCTTGCAGTCTTCGGTGTAGGTTCTGCAATAGCAGGAATGAGCAATGAATTGTTAAATAACTTTGCATCTCCTACATGGGCTCAAGATATTATCGATAACGTACTTGTATTCATGAGTCTAAACGAACACCTAGGTGGTGGCATGTTAGAGAATCTCGGTAAAGCTGGTGTTTTCCTTGGAGTCATGACAGGCTTAGGAATGGGTCTTGCTATATTTGGTATTGGTTCTGCTGTTGCTGGTATGAGTAATAAACTATTAGATAAGTTTTCCGGTAAAGGTTGGGCTCAAAGTATTGTTGATAATGTAGTTGTATTCATGAGTCTAAACGAACGATTAGGTCCTAGCATGTTAGAGAACCTTGGTAAAGCTGGAGTCTTTCTTGGAGTTATGACAGGAGTAGGTCTCGGTCTTGCCGTCTTTGCTGCAGGTACTGCTGTCGCAGGAGCTCTTACATTTTTCCAAGATCCAAACTTTTCTCAAAGTATTGTAGATTCAGTAGTAACACTATTGAGTATTAGTGAGAAGATGGGTGGACTAGGAAATACTCTTACAGAAGGTGGTACGTTCTTTGTAGTTATGACTGCAATCGGCGCTGGTTTGGCAGTATTTGGAGCAGGCAGCGCAATAGCTGGTGTTGCACAAAAGTTTTCGAACTCAGACTTTGCACAAAAAACAGTAGATTCAGTAGCAACTCTGTTAACTATTCCTGATAAAATGGGTAAAGATCCAGTAGCACAATCTGCAATCTTTACTCAAGCAATGGCTGGAATTGGCGCAGGTCTTGCCGCTTTTGCAGGTGGCCAGATGATAGGATCATTAGCTAATGCGGGTGAAGCTTTGCTAGGATTCTTTGGCGTAAAATCTCCATTTGAAAAGATTATGGATATTGTAGACCAAAGAGATCAGCTGGTTGAAGGTGCTGATGCAATGGATAGGTTATCCAAATCTATAACAAAGATGGGATATCTTGAGTTTGATGGTTCAAACTTAAATCTAACAAAGTTTGCTGAAGATCTAAAAGAAGCAGTTCCTATTATTGAGGCTGCTATTATGGGTGAACAACCCGGAATGTTATGGGGTAAAGGTCTAAAAGGATTAGCTTCTCCTGATATTAAATATGATGAAGCTGTAGCTAACGTTCAAAAAATTCAATCAATGTTTATATCTGGCGCAGAAATGAAAGCATCAAAAGCTGGTATTGATGAAGCCGGAGGTGGTTCTAATGCTGTTGTTGCTCCTGTAACAAATAATTATTATAATACAACTAATAATAATTACCTACAAGGAAGTTCTCAAGCAAAAGCTGGTGGACAATCGCCAATGGATAGACGTAGATCTATGGCTCAAGAATTTAGATAAGAAAAAGAGGGACACCATTGCTGATGCCCCTCCACTCTTGTATGCTAGTCTTTTCGGTGCGAATCTAATTCAGCCACTCAGGAACATAGATCTAGCTCACCTATTCGTCATTTGCTAACTTAGCGAAATAAGACAATGTATCTTCCTCACCATCAGAGCTGATTGACTCAGCTGTCATAGGTTCGGCCTTAACTTCAGGTGCAGGAGCCGGATCATTAATAACACGTTCTTGTGCCATTGTCTGAGCGCCCATATCTGCTTCCTGTCCAAGAACTTTATATAGCTTAGTCTGTAATTCAGAATAAGTCTTATAATTCTTAGGATCTTGGAATTCGTTAAGATCATACATTTGATTATATAACGCTTCAAGCTTTGAGTCGTCACCATCAATTGAACTCTTCGAAGCAAACTCCGATTTGTCGTAGTTACGATAACCTTCTACATTACGAATTTTGAGCTTAAAGTCTGCACCTTCCCACATATCGAAAGGATTGACTGGCTCTTCATCAGCAAAATCTGGTTGCATAACATCCATGATTTTGTCAAATATCTTTTTACCAAACTGGTACAAAAATACTTTACCCTCATTATCAGGGTTTGAAGGATCGCTTACGACCAAGACATTTGCCACATAGTGTAAACGTCTTTTCTGGGTTCGAGCAGTATCTTTATCTGCATCGATACCAGTATTCCATAGCTTAGAATTTAGTTCACCAACCGGATCATTCTGACCGATGGAAGTTAATGAACGTTCAATATACCAAAGACCAGTAGGACCTTTAAATCCGTGATCCCAGTATCTAACCCATGGAAGTTCCGCACCTTCTGCTGCAGGTAGAAACCTCAGGACCGCATAACCGTTACCGGCTTTATCGACCACTGGCTTCCAGATACGATCATCAGCATAAGACTTCTTTTCGCCTCCGCCTCCGACTGATTCTGCTGCTTGGATAAGTTTGGAAATATTTGCGCGATTGCGCTTTAGATTTTCGAATGACATTTATATTCTCCTGAAATATGTACATTGTATTTACTGAATTATAATATAGCATACATGCGTTGCTATACATTTATTTATACTACTCTAAAGTAATACTGTCGCTAGTCTTAGCAATAAAGTTCAAATTTTGAGCTTCTACTTCTAGCTTGCTTTTAATCACAGGGGATATAAATTTACTTACATCCTCTGGATCTATTCCCTTATCTTCACAAACTTCTAAGATTGCTTCAAGGTAGGGAATCTTTAAATCCAAGACCGTTTGTTCAACGATCTTGGCAAATCTTGGTTTAGTTAAAAACTTTTCTTCTGTCATATTTATTTATCCATTACTCTAAGTAGAATAACATCACCATTGATTCTGCCATTCGGACTTTTTGTTTTAGTGGTTAACAATTGCCATGCAGTATCAATTTGTTTAATTGATTTTGATTGGACAATAGGCAGGAACTCTCCCGGCTTTCGTAAACTACATTCGCGTGATGCAAGAGTATCTAATCCTTTCAGAGTAGAACCACTGATCTCAAATCCAGTTGCTTTACTTGAAACATATTCAGTAATAACTTTATATTTCGTATTGAAAGTATAGATCCGACGAGCACCAATAAGAAGAGCTGGTGCAATAGAAGAGATCTTATAATCATTATCTTCTTTCTTGAATTTAAGTCTACTGATTTGCTTATCAAGCGATGCAGGCTTTTTAATCTTTACAGTACGTGTAGCTTTTGTAGAAGCTTTTAACTTTTCAAGATCACCTAGCATTTTCTCACATTCATTCATACGCCTTTTGAGCTCTGGTCTTTTGAGATGTGAATAACCTTCTACAGCTTGTTCACAGCGTTTATGGTAAGCATCACTGTAATCAAGTAACCAACCTTCAATAAGAGAAGCAACAGGCTTTGTGGCAGAACCACCAAGGCCATGAAACTTCATACGAAGGTATACATCAAGAACAGCTTCTTCGCCATTCATCCATGCATCTTCTAGATCGTCTAGTTCATACATAATAGTATTATTGATTTTATTCTGTAGCTTTTGCATTGGAGATAATGTAATCACATTACCTTGTGCAAGTTTTTCAGCTTCTTTCTCAGCAAAAAGTGGCTTACCTTTTTCATAAAGAGTATCAACGAACTTATCAAGCGCATCATACCACATGCCACCAGTACTAATAGTCATCTCATCTCGAGGCATTGCTGAGTTAATCCAGAATGCTGCAGCAGCATAATGAGTAAACATGTTAAAGTTATATTCAGCATTTGCAAATATAAACTTTTGATCTTCTTTCGATCGAGTATTTTTGATATATCGTTTTAGAATATCAGAAAGATCTTTCTTATCGACTTCCATATGAAAGTAAGCCTGAACAGCAGCATAACCTTTTTCAAGGGGAGCACCGGCTGTACCGGATCGAGCTCTTGCTCTTGCTATTTTTTTCTTTACAGCACGACCTGTAATCTTATTGACTTTAGCCATTATTTGATCTCCTTAAAACCGAATGAATCGCAAACAAATGTTTGCTTAGTTTCAGCAATATAGAATTCATCGCCGACCATAGAACTACGTAGACCACTACCGTCATTATTGAAATGAAGTACTTCAACATTCTCGTTAGCGTCTTGGCCAATCTTATTTGACCATGAACCCATAATATTCTGAGTCCACCGATATGCATACTCAAGAGCTTCCTCAATATCAGACTGAGGGCAATTTACATTGGCTGCACTGAATGGTGTACCACCGAATTGGTTCTTATAAGTGATTGATATTTGCATAAAATTTCCTTTCCTTTTCCATTTTATAGATCTATTATACCACAGTTTGAAAGGATTGTACACAACTATTTTCATTTAAATGCATTTATTTTTCGTTCCATTTCAGGATTTGTATCTCCCCATTGACCTTTTTAGTCTTGAGGAAACCCGAAGCAATGAGAGCATCTATGGTTTCTGCATAAGCCTTTTCTTTTGTTTGCTTTCCAATAAGATAACAACAGAACATAAGACACCCGATCATTGCCCAGATTTCAAGAGGTTGATCTGACATTATAGGTACACGAAATTGCTTTTGACAATATCCTTTACACTATCAACTCGAAAGGATCTCCATCCTTCGGCTTTCATATCCCATACCGGAATGACTTCAAGATTAATCTCTCTGACTTTCTTTGTAGAAAGAGAATCAGTCTTCGTTGCCTGAGGAATAAGATCTTTATGAAGAGTACATCTCATAATTCTTTCATCACCATTTACTTTTGTAAAGGTTACTTCACATACCTGCGACTCGAGCATTGACTTATACTCTTTATTTTTTACTTCTAGATTTTCCATAATAACTCCTTTTGAAAATATACTATTATTATACCATAAAATCAGTAACTTGTACACAGTTTTTTTCATGGTGTTGAAAAATTTGTTCTGCCTTCTTGACTACATTCGGATCAGACAGTGGTAACATATTACCTGTATCCCCGGTCCAGTCTTTGAACTCCTCATCATAGAAACCTATCGAACACTCCGACGGGTTTTTTTTCTGCAGATCAGCGAGTTCATTTGCCCACTCTTGCCATTTATGGTCATCCACTATTGAATCATCTCTGACATAATAGATGTAAGAATGAACTAACATTTGAGATCTTCGTTGACGAATTTTTTCTTTGATTGTCTGCATTACTTCTCCGTTGATGGATAATGTAGATAAGAAGAGAGAAGAAACTTATCGTTCTTACCTTTGACCGGAAGACCGGCATGTGGAAATTGAAATGTCGGAGGAAACACTACGACTCTTCCTCGTTTCGGACTGACTCTTGTTAATCCATGGAAATCAGTTTCTCCGCCAGACTCCACATCATTCAGATAAAAGAATAATGCTAGACATCTATTCTGAGATCTTTCACATTGACAATCGACATGAGAATCAAATTGATCGTCTGTTTCTGTGGCATAGTGCTTTATACGGAACTCTTCCATCTTCTCTAATCGAGGAATCCAATGACCATTGAATACATCCGATCTATATTGTTGTAATACATTCTTAAATACAGTTAAACATTGTTGATGCAAGAAATGATCTTTACCGATAACATTTGTCATGTGCATCTGAGTAAACCTTGGATTCAGATCGTCTTCATGTCGAACAACAGGATACTGTTCATTATTAAAGGTCGCAATGACAGAAGCACAGAGCTGAGGAGATAACATATTATCATAAGTCTTTATATAATCCGATAAAGGATGGATGTCTATATTATTCGTCTTTGGTTTATAATCTGGATATTCCATTTCAAGTCCTTAAATTTCGCCAGAGAAATTTTTTTTTATTTTACCTTCTGAAATTAATCTGAGGTTTTTTGTTTTAATGTTCTAAAAATAAGTCCCACGGTCTAGAGTGGCCTAGACGTTGGCGCGAAAATACGTTTTATTACTATGGCCGTTGCAGCACCTCGACGATGGCAGTTACCTTATGTAGTACTACCTGTCCGAGATCAGGCGCCCAATAGAAGAAACACACACAGGCTATTACACCTAATAAGAAGTTAAGCATTGTTTCTTCCTCTCAGAGATTTGACTAGGTCTGCGTAATTGAGCTTACCGAATCGCTTTGATCCAATACCATAGTCCTTTGGGAA